GTCGGAACGCCGGTAAGGGCTCCGCTATTGATAGGCGCGTAGTAGGCGCCTTGATTGCCGTCGAGCGTGTCGGCGTCCAAACCGTTACCGTGACCAGGGTCGTACAGCGCGGCGCCCTTGATGGCGAGCGCAGTGCGGAAGATGACGGCCGTAGCTGCAGACAGAAGCGTCTGAACGAAGGTCGTGGGAGCGCCTGCACCTAGACGCGCGTCGAGCGTCGCCAACATAGCGGCAGGAACAACAGCAAGCTGTGAATCAGTCCCCGCGATTGCCTGCGCATTGGTCGCAAGCTGGATCACGCCGAGCGCCGTAGTCGTCGCTTGGTTGAGCTGAAAATCAGTATCGCCGAACGTCAGGCTGCTCGCCGCAATGTTCGCGAACTGGATGTCACACGCAAGCAGCATCGCAGCCTGGCTGCTCTTTTCCAGAATCGTTGTTGCTTGGCCGAACGTCGCGAACAACGTTCCATCGGAGAGATAAATTCCGATGCCAAGCAATGCATACGTGTCGGCGCTGCTGTCGTTGATCGTGACGTGAATCGTATTCGCAGCGATGACGCCGCCGGAAATAGTCGACAGTCGTTTGATTTCACCAGGTAGCGCGGTAAGGGCGGCAGTTGGGTTGAATACCGCAGACGTCACGCCAACTGATGCGACAAGCAGCGCGTTCGTGCCGTTGTTCTTCGCGTTCACGTACGCGGCGTAACCGGCGGTTGTCACAGTCAAAGCTAGTGCGGTCACGAAGCAACCCCTGCGGAAAGTGAAAGCTGTTGATAGATGCACGGACGCACGACAGCGAAGCAGCCGACCTGCGCGCTGAAGTAGCTGTTTTGAACAAATGTGAAGTGGCAGCGAACCGGCATCGTCAGTTCGACTTCGGTAATCACTGCGTCGACGTATGACGCTGCTACGTCAGCGCCGTTCTGCCCCGTAAGGGTCAGTTCAAGCGTGAAGGTGTACGGAACACCTTGCGGCGACTGCTGCCACCATTCCGTCAGGACAACGGAGCCGCCGAACGATGCAATGACATCTCGGACGCTCTGAACCGAGCCCTTGTAACGCTGGATCGCGATAGCGCCGGCAACGCGCGCGCGCTTGACTTCAATCGGCCACGTCGGGTCCCAATTCTCAATATTGAGCGCCCACGCCAGCCACGGCAGCAGGTTTTCAGGGCACGTGCTCGCGTTCCATAGATCGCGCGTCGGCGTAGGGACGCAGACGATGCGCGCAATCGTCGCCTCTATCGCAAACTCACCAGTGCTCGCGCTCGGCGGCAGCAGTACGTCAGTCACTTACGCCGCCATAGACAAGGTTGATGCCTGAGCAATAGGCAGCCTGCGTATCAGTAACGAACAGGTCGGCAGCCGGGGACGTCAGGTCGACGCGCTCGATTCCGCTTGTGTGAATCGCCGCATATAGCGCACTGAGTGGAATATTGCGGCCAACCTTTTTCGCTGCCGCCTGATAAGCAAGCAGCGACGCCATCGACGCGTCACTGACAACTGTGCTGTCGGGACCCGCGAACGTGTAGTAAGTGCCGGTGACTTCGTAGGGGACAATCCCAGCGCTCTGAACAATCACTTCGTCAGTAAGCGGACGAACGGCGTCGGCGCCGACAGTAGCGGCAACGGCAGCAATCAATGCCGCGTCAGCAGTGCCGTCACCATCGCTCGACAGAACGCTGATAAGCACTTGACCGGGCGTCGGGCTGGTCACGCTGCAATCAACCACTTTCGGGTCAGCGCTCAGTGCGTAATACGTATAGGCGCCAACAGGTCCAGCGACCGAATACGCCGATGGTGCAAGCGTGATGCGGTATCGGTAATTCGTGTCCGTTTCCATCGTCGGCGCGATGTTCTGCGTCGGGTCGCCGGGGTTGAGCGTAAGGCGCGTGACGCCAAACAGCGCGCCTAGATTGTCTAGGTCACCGTCCTCCGCATAAGCGAGCATGACGGCCTGCGCAGCCTCGTTCGCGCGCTGCCGCACAAGCACTTCGCGATACGCGCACACTTCAAGAATCTTGTATGCCGGATCGGACTCGACCAGGGCGGTGAAATCAGGGTCGCGCGCCTGCAGGTCAGCGAGCATCTGCGCGACGATCGTTTCAAAGTCGAATTGCTCGACTACCTGCGGGACAGGCAATTGCGATAGATCAACACTCGACATCAGCTAACCTTGATCCCGTCAATTTTGATAGCGACGCCGTCCGGCAAGTAGTTGCCGTAAACATCAATCGTCACTTCCCCGTCAGACGTGAGCGCAAACTGCACGTCAGTTACCTGAAAGCGTGGTTCCCAAATCGACAGCGCGTCAGCCGTTGCAGCCTTCATGTCCATGCGCGTCGACATGTTCATGGGCTTATCGGCCATCTCCATCAGGTCACTGCCGTACGTGCGGCGCATGACTCGCGATCCCTTCGGCGTTTCCAGAATGTCGCGCACGCTTTGCTTGCAGTGCTCGATTCCGCTTAGTGACTTTCCGGTAACCGCGTTCGTGCCGTTCATTACGGCAATGATGGTCAAGGCTGCATTGCGCAGCCTCGGTGGGGATTTCCGGTTATACGGGTATCGCTGGCAACGACGGAATGCTTACAGCGCATTCAAGGAAACTCGCGCCCTTCGTCGCAATCGCCTCTTCGACAACTGCCACAAGCACAACGACTTCAGCGAGCGTTGCCGCGTAGGTAGCGAAGGGCTTCACATACGGAGTCAAAACGAGCGTGATGAAACTTGTCAGCCAAGTAAGGATGGCTGTCGGGTTTGCTTCAGGCGCGGTCAGTAGCGCAAGAATTGGCTTGATAATCGCCATCTGCGAGCCTGCGCCGTCCATCATGGCGGTGATCGACGCGAACGCCTCGGCAGTAAGCGCCTGCAGCTCTTCGCACGTTTGGGTGCGACCTATCTTCGCGGTTAGCGCTTCGAAGTACGCGGGATTAACTATGGACGAACCTGATGGAAGCATGTCGAATCCTTAGAACTGGTCGATGATGATGCCGTCTTGATATGTGATTACATCGCCCATCGGGGTTGTAAATGAGCCACTCCCCCCCGTTCCTGCGATGGTGTTGCCGCCGCTTTTGATATCGCCGTCTGCAATCAGGTCGCCTGTGCAATGCGTGTTCGGCGTATTGAGCGTGATGCTTTCGGTAGCGTTGACGGTCGCGGTCGCGCAGTTAATGACAACGGAGCCGGTGCCGACATCGACCGTGAACGCATGCGCGGCACGGTCATAGGTAATCGTCGTTCCGTCTGCAAACTGCTTTTTCCAAGTAGTCCGCACGTTCGCGGGAGCCGGATAGGCGTTCTGATAGATGCTGCCGGCAACGACACCCTGCGACGGATCGCCGTACGGACATAGCACCATCACCTGCTCGCCTGGCTCCGGCGCCGCCCAATCCGCGTCAGGTCCAGCGCGGCGCGAGAGCCACGGCAGCCAATCCGTCGTAAGGTCATTGCAGTCAACCGTGACGCGCGCATTCGCTTCGTCGAGCTGGTCCACCGTGCCGATCATGACCATGCACGAAATCATGCGAGTGTTTTCGACAGTTGCGAAAATATGCTCGTTCATAGCGGAACCACGGGCGGCAGTGATCCTGGCGGCGGCCCGACGATTTCGACGTAGTCGGCTTTATGCGGGATGCCGATGTAAGGCGCGAAGCTAAACCAACTGGTAGGCACAGGGCAGTCACCGTCTGCCCAAACGCTGTCGCCGAGAAACACCTGTTGATGCCACTCGACGCGCCACACGGCCCACTTTTCTAGCCGGGGGTCGAATTCGTCTGTGCCAATCGCGATAACCCGGCACGGGTCGGCGTTGACGCCATTGCCCCATGATTTGTCGTGGATCCACGCAGCGAGCGCAAAGGCTGCCTTGCGCACAGCAAGCTTCACAGACGGAGTACGAACGCCCATGATGATTCGGGCCTCAAATCGCAGGTACGCCGGGAGCTGTCCGGTGCCGGCGTCGTTCGACGGGTCGGGCTCGCCCTCGCTGATTTCCAGAAGTATTGCCGGGGTCGGGAACGACTCCGTTTCGTCGTCGCGGTAAAACTCCACCGTCTTGAACGCAGGAAACGCGGCAGATATCTGCGCCACGATCTGCGCATGCATCAGGTCAATATCTAGTGCTGTGTCGATGTCCGCCATTTCAATTCCCTCTCAAATGTTTTCAGAAATTGATTTTCGAACTCGATGCCAGCAAGCACGAAATCTTCGATGTAAATAAGGGCCGTGTCGTGCACGTCCTCTTTGACGATAACCAGTGGCGCGCGCGCCTTTCCTTCGCGCCTCAACACCTGATCCTTGCCATACAGCTTCGCGATGAACGCGTGCGGATCGTGCTTTCCGTTGGATACATAAACGCCACCGACTTTTGACGCTCGCGGCTTCATCTTCGACCAGGGAACCGGATTCAGGCCGTACCAAACTTTCATTTCGCCCGTGCCTAAAGTCGAACCCAGGCCGCCACGAAAACGAAACGTTCGCGTTCGTGCGCGCAAAATCTTCTGCTGAATCTTCAGCTTTTCCGACAGTCCGCGAACCGAGCGTGTGCGAACCCATGACGCCATTTTCGTCATTGTCGAATTCAATGCCTTCGTAGCCTGTTGCTCTGTCGCCCCCAGGTTGCGAATCATCTGCGTCATGCCGTCAGTGTTTACACCGATGTCTAGCACGTCAGACCTCGCCGGTATCCCGCGACGGCATCAGGAACGAATACCCGTGACCGTCCGGAAGCGGATCGTGATCCAGGTAATACACGACACCCTCAATCGTTACCTTGTCGTGTTTAAACACACCGGGAATGTCTTCAGCCATGCATCGGAGCAACGGCGCGCCAGCAGTAGCCATGTCGAACCCGCCTAGCTTCGAATCGACATACTTTTCATCGAAGATGCCAAGCAGCGGCCGACCATCAGCCCCGCGATTGATGACCGCACCCGTTCCACCGGCAAGCACGAAGACGGCGGGAACACCGAAGTCACGCAGGAACGAACGCGGATCATCAAACGCGGGGATGGGCATTACTGGTTGCCGGCGTTCTGCGCGGCTGCAGCGGCCTGCTCTGCTGCAAGCTGCGCAGCTGCCGCCTCTTCCTCGGCCGCCTTGTCAGCGGCTGCCTGCGCGGCTGCAGCGGCATCCGCCGCGACCTTCTCGGCGGCTGCCTGCGCTTCGGCCAGTGCGGATGCCGCAGCTCGGTCAGCGACGGCCGTCGCGTTTGCTGCGTCGGTCTTGACCTTCAGCGCAACGCCGTCGTCAGCGTCGGACAACACTGCCTTGCCTCGCGCAAGCAGCGCCTTTGCCTCGGACTCGACTAGCTCGACCAGCGATCCAGCCCGCAGAATGGTGCCCTCGACGACGACGGCGCCGGTCAATTTCAATACGAATGTTTTCAGGCTCACGGTGTTATCCCTTTGATGAAAATGGCCGCCGGGATGGCGGCCATTTTGATTTGACTGTCGCGGTCAGTTCAGACCGTTATGCTGCGATCTTGCCGTAGCAGAACGATTCGAGATGGCGCACGTTGAAGTCGATTTCCTGGAACGTCACGATGCGCGTACCGCCGGAAGCACTCAGGCTGTACGGGTCAACGGTCAGGTCAAGGCCGCCCCACATTGCGATGATGAAATCCGCCCAATTGCCGAAGAACACATCACCGGACACGATCTGATTCGACGTGTTCGTGGCGTAGCCGTTGACGGTATTGCCCGTTTCCCAGATGGTCGCGCCGCTGGCAGTGGTCGGGAACTTCAGTGCCGTTTTCGCGTAGCCACGGAACGCCGCATTGAAGGCGTAGGACATGCTGCCTTCGTCCGCGTTGTCCATCGCGATTGCGGTTTCCATCGCCACCAGCTCGGCGAAGGTCGGCATTGCTCCGGCAAACGGGACGGCGTTGATGCCGGTCATCTGCGAAAGGCCCTGCGGCTGATTGGCACTGCCCAGCGCGTAGATACCGGCACGGTCGATTTCGAGCGCCATCACGCGCAGCAAATCATTACGCACCAGGTTTTCGGCGTCAGGGGTCGCCTGTTTCATCAGTCGGCGAGTGATTTCGGTACGGCCGGCGAGCGTGTTCGGCGAGAACGAAATCTGATCGACGGACGGATCAGACGCGGTTGCGTCGGCGCCCTCACCCACCCAGTAGGCCGACGTCGAACCGTTCTGACGCGGGATGTCGATATTGCCGACCAGGCCGCCCAGCGTGGTTGCGCGACCCATCAACCATGCTTTCTTGCGAAGGATGTCGATGAACGAACCAGCCAACAGCTGCGTCTCGATCAAGTGACTGCCGGGACCGCCGACCGGGGTCGTGGTCGCGAAGGTGCGCTGATTCAGCACGTCGGCCGGAATCAAAATGCCCTGCGCGGTCTTGCCGTACAGCTTTTCAGCAGCACGCGAGCATTCCAGCTCAAAACCTGCATCGGCCCGCTCGGCAGCGCTGGCGTTCGGCATCTGTGCGCGGATGGCGCGCATGAAGCTGAAGCTTTTGGCTTCCTTCTCGGTCAGGCCGATTTCGGCGCCACGGACCTGCTCTTCCAGCGGCTTGTTCGCGTGGGTGTTCATCTTCGCGAGCAACGCGCGGTTGAACTCTTCCACCGACTTGCCTTCGGAAACGAAGGTCGCGGCCAGTTCGGGATTCGCGTAAGCCTTGCCCGCTTCCATGATGGAACGGACGCGCTCGCGCTCCGTGTCGGTGCCCCGCTGTGCAGCGGCAGCGTTCGCAGCGGCAGCAGCAGCTGCGGCGGCGGCTTTCTCTTCTTCAGTCATTTTTTTTCGCGTAGCCTCAGCAGGTTGGGGTATGTCGATTACGGTTGAAGTTTGAACAGCAGGGACTTCGTCGGCCTCGGTGGGGATTTCCACGGAACGGCCAATACCGACTGACGCATCAGCGGGCACGCTCACTGCAGAAATTTCGTAGGGCTGCCACGCGTTGACCGACCACACGTCGATGTCATCGCCGCGCGTTTCGATAAGGCGCATGCCGTTGACCAGGTAGCCGACGGAGACTTTCGTAACGATCTTGTCGGCCATGTCCTGCAGCAGCTTTTCGCCTTCGGCGCTCTTGCTCATGCGGACCAGTGCGCGACCCTTGCGGTCGCTGTCGATACGCGCGGACTCCACAACGCCGCGCATGTCGTTCTGGTTGTGCCCCCACAAGAAAGCGGCGCTGTCATTCAGTCGCGACAGGTCGCATGCACCGGGATCGTGCGAGAGAATTTCGATGCCGTACCAGCGGTCGACTTCGATTTCAGACGAAAACGACAGTTCAACAGTTCGCGCATCGACATCGACGGCGCCGACCTCGGCCGTCCGCTTCTGCATGCCGCGCTTTTTGATTTCCGCTAATCGGGTTGCGACTTTGTTCACGGTGCTTTGTCCTCGGGAGCGGATGTGTCAGAAGCTGCGGGCGGTGGCGGCGGCGTGGGCTCGCCGTTCATGAACAGCTCAATGAACTTTTCAGGGATTCCGGCGGCAGCCATGGCCTGCAGGTCAGCGGCGATTTCGGCAAACACGGCGTGCGGATCGCGGCCGGCCTCGTGGATGACCTGGCTTGGCGACGTGATGCCGCCACGAATCGACGCGAGCGCTGAATCAACGTCCGCACGCGGGTCGATCCATGCCCAGCGGCGACCGAGCCAATGCACTTCACTGAACGCGGCCAGGCTTTGCGGGCCGTATGCTTTGCCGGTCTTACTGACAATCGAGCCTTTGAGCAACGCGACCTTCAGCCACGCTTCGAACACGGGCTCACACAGCGATTCAATCAGCCACTGTTGAAGCTCTTTCCAGTGCTCGCGCTCATCGAGCGTGCCCTGTCGGATGCTGGAAAAATTGACGCCTTCAAGGTCGCCGGCAAGGTTGTTGTAAAGCACGCCCATGCCTGCCGCCGCACCGCGCAGCATCGACTTGCAGAAAACCGCGTATTCGCCGCTTGGATACGTCGGGTTCCACGCCGCAATCTTTGCGCCTTCAGGCAATTCGTGGAACGAAAGCGGAGCCGCGTCGATAGTCTCCGCAACGTTAACGTCTTCTTCGGCAGTCGGGCCGAAGCCGTCCGCGTATTCGATGAAACCCATTTTCGTTGCGGTCGCGCGAGCGTTCTGCACACTCGCATCTTCGAATCCCGCAAGGTGATGCAGTCGCGCAAGCGACGTCGACGCCCAGGGGAGGCCGCGCCGCTGGCCAACAAGCTCCACGCGGAATCGGTGAATAATCTGCTCAGCCGGAACGCGAACGAACCCGCGACCGTTGATCGAATACCAATAACTGTCGGCTTCGTCGGTGCTGCTGAAGTGATACGCGACAGGGCGGCCGTATCGGTTGAACTCGATACCCTGGCGAATGAACGAACCGTTGTCGTCGTAGCGCAGATTTTCGTAACGAACCATCAACCGCTGCGGGTCGATCATCTGCAGCGCAAACCCGCTAGGGCCAGCGTCTGGACCGACGATCTTGCGCATGATGAATTCGCCATCGCGCGCGGTTGTTTCAATCGCGAGCGCAGACAGTCCGCGCCATGAAAGCTGCCCGGTGACCTCGCAGTTACCGGCTACGCCCCAGGCCTTCCATGCGTTCTGAATGGCTTCGTTCGCGTCGGCGTCGAGCTTGCCCCGCGCTTTCTTGGCCTTCGCCTGCAACTTGATGCCGGTCTGACCAACAATATTCTGACGCGCAAGACGAATGAAGCTTCGCACATAGTCATTATTCGACCACTGCTCGCGCGAGCGGGCGACAAGCACCGGCTGCATTTGCGTGATGAACTGGTCGGGCGAAACCGCGATGGACGTCCATCGGTCATTCGCATTCGTCTGCGCAGAATTGAACATCCCCGCGAGCGAGCGCATTACCATGCCGCGTCGCTTCACTGCCGGATTGTTGGCAATCTCTGGCGGCAGCTCGCGAATGGCAGCCGTCTTACGTCCCCACAATTTCATTAACCAAACCTCACGGGGATGACGCGGCCGAATCGGCTATGCCCGTTCTTCACGGCACGCTCTCGACGGACTGCGGCGGAATAGGACGCCTTCAGTTTCAGCAGGTCGCCCATAGGGGTTCGCCACAACTCGCGGTCGCCGATGGTGTAGCGCTGCTGGTCTTGTGTGGCGCGGTTTGCAACTACGGCGCTGATTGCGTCGTATGCGATTTCATTGACGGTGCGACCGTCATAACCAGCGGGGAGACTCGCGAAGTCAGGCAGAAATTCAATCTGTCCGTTTTCGACTTCGCGAGTCTCCGTCGCGCTTTGCACGCGTACGCTGTACCAGTACAAGCCGGGGAGCCATGTGGCTGTGACCGTACTGGCGGCTGTGAACGTCTGAGCCGATCCAACAGGGACCGCTACGATGTCAATCGGAGCGGGACCACGAAACAGAAGCTTTGCGCTCCACTCCGTGGCCGGGTACGCGCGATTGTTGAAGCACACGGAGAAGTCGAGCCCAGCCTGCGCCTTTTCAGGAATACACCGGGAATCGAACCGCTCCATTGCTCACCATTTCGTCGCGTAGTTACTCCCTCGCGGCTTCGCTTGAAGAACGCGTTTTGTACGGAAGACACGGTCAGTTTGCGGAGCTGGCGGCTGTATGGCCTCGGTGGGGATTTCCGCGACGGGCTGGGTTGCGGCATCGCTCAATGCGGTAAGTGTTTCGTGCAGCTTCACGGCAGTTTCCGCGACGGTTTCGCCGAAAGTCTTCGCGGGAATCTCTTCGACCGGCGCGACCGGCTCGGCTGGTGCGCGCCCGTTCAACTTGTCGGCAATGCGGCGAAAACTCGGCTGCAGGATCTTCAGCGCCGCGTATGCGTACACGCGACAGTCAAGGCCTTCGTTTCGAGCCTTGTCGGGCTTCATCCACTCGCGTACTGCCTGGCCCTTAACGTAACGTGTCATCAGCTTTTCGGCGGTTATCTGCTTGTACCAATCCGCGTCGCGGTCTTCAGGGAAATGGCAGTAGCCGGGACCAGGCGCGACAATTCCAAGACGGCGCATGACGATCAATTTCGCTTCGTCGACGCCGACAAGAAACAGGTCAATCTTTCGCGCGCTCTTACCCGACTGCTTGCGCTGCGGCTTTTCGACAATGGCGCGGCCCCAGCCTGGCACGCCCTTGATGCCGAACAGGCGGCGGCCCGACTTCCCTTTCAAATACTCATACGCGCATTGCGTGTAACCCTTCGTGCCGCCGGTATCCAGGCACGCCGCAGATATCGGCAGGATGCGCCCTGATTCGTGCACGTATCCGCCAGCTAGCCAGTCGTCCAGTTCGCCCCATACGTCGCCCTGCAGGGGGTCGCCCCAGAACACGCGGTATTCGATTGACCACGATTGTTCAGCCTCGCCCCAGGCGACTGCCTCAGCTTCCAGACGGTCGGGCTGCATGTCGATGCCGGCGGTAACGAACAATCCGCCCTTCGGAACCTGCGCAGGGAACGCGTAGGCGCGCGCCATCAATCCTGTAGGGTCAGCGGCCTCGCCAGACTCCGCGAAGCCTTCAGCGAGGCTTACGTTTACGAATGACTGCAGATCATCAAGTGCCAGCTTGTCGAGATACGATTGAACGATGTCGCGCATCTTGCGGAACGTCGACAGCATTTCAGGCGCATGGAACGACGCATGGCCGCGAAACGGCTTCGCGGCGATCCACCCGTGCCCGTTCTTTTCGGCGTCACGCACCGCTGCGATGCGCTGGCCGTCATTCCATATGCAGGCGCACGCCTCGCACATGTAGCCCGCCGTTTCCGGCAAATGCTCTTTGTCCAGGTCTTCCAATGCATCCTTGATGCATGTCGATACGCGGCCCTGCCATGTCACGTTTTCCCAGCGCAGGTATTGCGCATGCTTGCAGTCGGGGCACGCGACGTAATAGCGGCGCTGGTCGCCAAGATCAAACGCGACGTCAATGCGGCCGCCTTCGTGCGTCGGCGTGCTGCTCTCAGTTCGCAAGCGCAAATCGCCGAACGTTGCGGCACGCTGGTCGAGCAATTCGCCGGGGTCGCCTTCTGGCGTAGTTTCAAAGCCGTTGATTTCGTCGGCGTGGGTCACCGGCGCCGAACGGCCGCGCAATGTCCTCGGGCTGCCAGCCCAGGAGAACATTAGCCAGCCGCCGATATAGGAGATGATGCGCGAGTTATTTACGCCCTCGCGGCCACGCTGTTTCGCCATCTTTCGCGAGATGGCCGGGTTAGCGTCCAGCATCGGCCGCAGCTTCGTTTCAAGGAACGTTTGAACGTCGCCCTGCGTCGGCTGCACGAAGATTTGCGAACGCGGTTCGTACGCGATGAAGTAACCGATAATCACTTGCTGGCACGTGGTCTTGCCAAGCTGTGCGCCGGTCTTCAATGTGACGCGGTAACACCCAGGTTCCTGTGCCGCGTTGATCATCCCGCGCTGATACGGCGCGTTGTCGAAATTGATCGGGCCGGGGATCGCGTTACCGATTGGAATCTGTACGTTTTTCTCTGCCCAATCCGTCATTTTTAACGGCGGTGGCGGCACCAGGTTTGCGAGCGCGCGACGGACTGCGGCGCGGATGGCGCCAAAGTTTGAGAACGGGCTCACTCGGCGCCCTGTTCTTCGTCGTCGTCTTCTGACAGGGTCAAGTCAGCTTCGGTGCACGCCTCAAGCGCAAGCCGCAGCTCGGCGTTTAGCTTCGCCTTGAACACCGCCTCATCAGTCTCGCCAAGCACCTGCACAACGACGCGTGACGTCACGTTCATGACGTTCGTGCGGATGCGCGCGAAGATTGACGCCTGCGCACGCTCAAAATCGCGGATCGGCGCAACGTCGCCGCGAGCCCGCGCAAACTCAAGCTCAGCCTTGCCGGTTTCGGCAGCGAGGCGGCGCTTTTTTAGCTTCGCTTCGTCCGCGTCGCCGTCGCCGGCAACGTCGTCCCCGGCCTTTTGCTCGCGCCACGCTGCGACGTCGGCGGTATCGAACACCCAGGGCTTGCCTTTTCCGGCCCCGCGAACGTCAGACGGGCAGCCATTTCGCACCCAGGCGTCGACAGTCACCACCGACACGCCGAAAGTGGCCGCCAGCTCGGCACGGTTTACTTTGTTTCCGCGCCCTTTTGCCATGAATTACTGCACTTTCTGGGTGTTTTAGTAAACGAAAAGTCGATTTTGTAAAGGCACTCAGATTTCATTTGTTGCGGTGTTTAGGACCC